ATAACATATAATTCAATTAATGGTATACCAAAAGCTTCTTCTGATGGTATTGAATTTTTATCTATTTCTTGAACAACATTGGTTTGTGATACAAATTCTTCAGATTCTATGCCTTGTGGTTTTAAAATATGAATTATATGTGGCTCACCAAAACCTTCTTCACTATCAATGCTTGTTGGCTCTATAATGTGATTGAGTTGGTGAGAACCAAAAGCTTCTTCGGATTCAATCGGACTTACTATAATTAAGTTTTGACTTCCTATTATAGGCTCACCAAATCCTTCTTCTGAGTATATAACATCAAGTCTGTTGATCAAATGAACTAAATGCGGTTCTTCAAAAGCTTCTTCTGATTCAATGCCAGATGGCACAACATACAATTCAATTAATGGTATTTCAATGTGTTCTTCAGATGGTATTCCTGTTCCTATAATTTCTGATACAATACCATGTTCAGATACAAATTCTTCAGATTCAATTCCTTGTGGAGATATAATATAGTTAATTTTGTGAAAACCAAAAGCTTCTTCTGATGGTATTGCTGGAGATACAATCAGTTTAATAATATTATGATCACCAAAATCTTCTTCTGAATCAATGCTAGTGGGAACAATAGAGCCGGATAAATTAGGATTGCCAAAAGCTTCTTCACTATCAATTGATACTGGCAATATATGCATATTCAATTGATGATCACCAAAAGCTTCTTCACTATCAATTGATGTTGGGTGAATCACATTATATAAATCTGGTACACCAAAAGCTTCTTCAGATTCAATGCTTGTTGGCTCTATATAAAGTTCAATTAGTGCTATTCCATGTGCTTCTTCTGATGGGATTGAATTTGGATCAATCTCTTTAACGATAATGCCGGTTGATACAAATTCTTCAGATTCAATTCCTTGTGGAGATATAATATAGTTAATTTTGTGAAAACCAAAAGCTTCTTCTGAATCAATGCTTGTTGGCTGTATAACAGAAATTAATACATGGTCACCAAAAGCTTCTTCTGATGTTATAGAATTTGGGATAATAGCATTGGTCAAGTTTGCATTACCAAAAGCTTCTTCAGAATCAATTGATACTGGCAATATATGCATATTCAATTGATGATCACCAAAAGCTTCTTCAGATTCAATGCCAATTTTGAGTATTTCTTGTATTATATTAACAGCAGGAACCCCTTCTTCTGATGGAATACCAGCAGGATATATCTCTTGATTTGTAATGAAATTACCAAAAGCTTCTTCAGATTCAATGCTTGTTGGATCTATATATAATTCAAATGTATGATTACCAAATATTTCTTCAGATTCAATGCTTGTTGGCTGTATGAATGATTCTAATGATAAAATATGGTCACCAAAAGCTTCTTCGGATTCAATGCTTGTAGGCTGTATAACAGGAACCAAAGAGTGTGAACCGAAAGCTTCTTCAGAGTCAATTGAAACTGGTAATATTTCTAAATTTATCTTCGGTGGATTGACTACTTCTTGTGATGGTATACCAACATAATCTATATTTAATTCAAATGTATGATCACCAAAAGCTTCTTCGGAATCAATAGAAATCGGAGAAATATCATTTGCGATACTATGTGAACCAAAAGCTTCTTCACTAACAATTGACATTGGCTGTATGAAAGCTTCAGATGTAATTTCATGTGAACCGAAAGCTTCTTCAGAATCAATTGAAATTGGAACAATGTAAATCTCTCCCGACTGTATGATTGGTTCTCCGAAAGCTTCTTCAGAATCAATGCTTGATGGTAATATGTTTCTATTAATTCGTGTGTTTCCGAAAGCTTCTTCAGAATCAATGGCGAATGGATGAATGTTTTGGTCTAGTTCATGTGAACCAAAAGCTTCTTCACTGTCAATTGATGTTGGCTGTATGAAAGCTTCAGATGTAATTTCATGTGAACCAAAAGCTTCTTCAGAATCAATTGATGTTGGCTGTATGAATACTTCACCAGGCAATATTGTTGGCGGATTAACAACTTCTTGTGATGGTATACCAACATAATCTATATTCAATTCAAATATGTGGTCACCAAAAGCTTCTTCACTATCAATACTTGTTGGCTGTATAACAGGAACCAAAGAGTGTGAACCGAAAGCTTCTTCAGAATCAATTGATGTTGGCTGTATGAATACTTCACCAGCATCAATATTGTGGTCACCAAAAGCTTCTTCACTATCAATTGAATTTGGATAGATAGTTAGGTTTAGTCTGTGTGAACCGAAAGCTTCTTCAGATACTATAGCTTCAGGTTGAATTGTTTTGTTGACCTGTGCATTACCAAAAGCTTCTTCACTATCAATGCTTGTGGGTTCAATATACAATTCAAGTGTATGAGTTCCGAATTGTTCTTCAGAAAATATAGAATTCGGTTCAATTATAACTTCACCAATTTCTATAATATGATCACCAAAGGCTTCTTCACTATCAATGCTTGTGGGTTCTATAATGTGATTGAGTTGATGTGAACCAAAGGCTTCTTCACTATCAATGCTTGTGGGTTCTATAATGTGATTGAGTTGATGTGAACCAAAAGCTTCTTCACTAACAATTGACATTGGCTGTATGAAAGCTTCAGATGTAATTTCATGTGAACCGAAAGCTTCTTCGGAATCAATTGATGTTGGCTGTATGAAAGCTTCAGATGTAATTTCATGTGAACCGAAAGCTTCTTCGGAATCAATGCTTTCTGGTTGAACATATAATATCAGATTTGGTATACCAAAAGCTTCTTCTGATGGAATACCAGTACCAATAATTTCAGTTTCTAATGTGTGGTTACCAAATGCTTCTTCACTATCTATAGAAGCTGGTAATATATTTGTGTTGAGTTGGTGAGAACCAAAAGCTTCTTCGGATTCAATGCTTGTGGATTCTATAATGTGATTGAGTTGATGTGAACCAAAAGCTTCTTCAGAATCAATAGAAGTAGGCTCAACTATTACTGTGGGTAGTAATTCATGGTCACCAAATGCTTCTTCACTATCTATAGAAGCAGGTAAAATATTCAAATTGAGTTGTGCATTACCAAAAGCTTCTTCGGATGGAGGACCAGTTGGATATATAGTGTACTTAGTTGTTAAATCTGGTACACCAAATGCTTCTTCTGTTATAATACTATCTGGAATGATATAAAGCTCCAAGAAACACTCATTGACAACTTCTTCAGACACAATATCAGTTGGTCTACATATTAAGTTTAGTTGTGGTGTACCATGTTCTTCTTCTGATGGTATGCCAGCATTAATAACTATAAATTGATTTTCTGTAATAACAACCGATGGTGTATATGCATTAACATCAATGTCCCCTGTTGGTAATTCAGAAACTACAGTTGTATTAAATTTGATGATTTGATATGCAACTTCACCGGTTTCACCATTTCGTCCACGATACATTTCAAAATTTGTTGATGATGTTAGTTGGTATGTTTTGTGTGCTGATGGATAATTAGTATTAGCACCAGAACTATCAGATGTGGCAATTGAAGCCATAGCTTCAAGTCCTTTATATGCATCTTCGACTGTATATGATTTTGTATTATCGCCAGTTGCAAAAGCTGAAGCATTACCAGTTATACTATCATCATGCTCAACTTCAATTAGTCCGCTTGAATTTTGAATTATAAATGCAACAATTTTATGTAATGTTGGACTTGATGCTCCAGAATCTAATCTCAATCTTAATGATGTTGTATTAGCTCCAGGTCTTATTGTATAACCACAAGTATTTAGGTTTGGTGTATTAATTGGTATAGAATTTGTTGAAAACATGAATGTTTCTGCCCAATCTGAAACATCACTTATGGAAACTGTAACATCTGATCCTGCACCAGTAATAGTTCCAGATATAGTTCTATATTGTTGAACATTCCAGTTTGAACCTATAAATTCAACAATTGTTGTATGATATGTTAGAGTTCCATTTACAACTTTGAAGAATGCTTGTGAATCATGTCCACCCCTTGTAACTGTAGCAGTATTGATATTAGTAATTTCAATAGTTGCCATTGCATTATCATAGGATTGATCAGTTTGTGTATTGAATATTCCATTGGATACAGCAACAAGATCATTAACATTAGATGCACCTGTTATTGAAATTGTTCCGGTTTGTGGGTTTGTTGGAAAGAAGCCATTTCCTGGCAGAGCAACACTAGAAACATTTCTAACAACCCATTCATTGGGACCACCGGCAATGCCTGTATATTCCCAAACAGAAAACGAAACTCTAAATGCAACCCCAGGAGCTGCATTTGGCTCCATAGAAACTCTAACATTGCTATTTGATGTGAATGCAACACTAACACCTAATGGTCTATTTGAATATACTGTTGTTGATGGAGTATTTGGACCTGAATTGCTTTGTATAACAGAATTTAAAACAACGAATGCTTTTCCACCTGCTCCATAAGACGCAACACTATCAATGGAAACATCAACTGGGGATGCACCTGAAGTAACGGTAGTTGTATAGTGTTGAATTTTAAAGTCTGTCATTAAACCTTATTTATTGTAAGTAGTCCATTAGCATTAATAACAAGTTCTAATGTATTTCCGTCAGTAACAGTTACATCAAGATTATTGTTATCTAATAGACCAAATCCAATTAAAGGTTTATTAGTAACGGTATCATCATACACAAAAAATCTTCTAGCAGTAATATTACCACCAGAAGCAGAAAAAATAACATCATCAAAATCTAAAGTAACGATATTACTTGTACGGGATAAAATGACATTAGAGGCTGTCTGTTGTGCATAACCATTACCAGAAACTTCATTTGTTATATCTGATAAGTATTGGTCATTCTCTGAATCAGGGAAATAGCTGGAAGTTGTTAGTCCGACTTTGATAACATCGGTATCTAAGTTTATTTCTTTAGCAAGATTTAATATAAACTCGTTGTAAAATTCCAGCGTAGCTGTAAATGTAGCCATATTTCCCTTTCATTTATTTTACTTTTTTGATGAAATCTTCGAAAGCAAGTAACATAGCTTCTTCTTTAGCAGCTTCAGATACAGATTCAACTTCTTTTTTATATTCTTCTATATCTCTAGCAGTAAGAACGCCATTTTCATATATCCAATCAACACCTTCCATAATTCCATTTACAAAAGCTTTTGGTGCGCTTGGGTCAGCTACAATATCAACTGTTGATAAAACATAATCACTTTGAACTTCATCAATGCCGTTGCTGCGTTTGAGTGTGCCCATTCCTCTTGATGATACACCAAGTTTAACTCCACCCTCTAAAAGTCCACGAACAATATTTCCATTTGGTGTATTAAGAATCTTAGCTCTACCATAGAAGTCATTGCCATTTTGTTCAAGTGCAGTGATCAAATGACTAGCATTTTTAGGATCTACAATTGGAGAATCAGGGTGATTTAATTCTCCCATAGCTCTGCCTGTTTTGACATATTCCTTGTTGTACTTATTAACTTCTCTCTCAAGTAAGTTTACGGGATAGATTCTACCATTTCTATTCTTAGCCTCTGCTTGTAAGAATATACCTTCGATATAAAGGTCTTTATTTCCATCTTCCCGCTTTTCAACAAGAGTTTTGATGTTGCAGTTATATTCTGTTATTAACTTCATTCTACTTTTCCTTAAAGAATTCCTTTTGTGCTATATCTTTCATGTTGTCAACGGCAGTATTGATTTTCTGTCTAAGAATATCATTCAATTTGGTTTTAGCGTCAACAGCATTTTTGGTTTTGATATTATCCAAAAGTTTTTTGATGTCGTCTTTCATTATTAATCCTCCAATTATATTTATATTTATTCTTCTTCAGACTCTTTATCACTAGATTTTTTGGTTTGTTTTTGTTGATCTGGTGTTTTATCAGCATCATCAACTTCCATGGAATCACTATCATTATCACTAAATGTTGCATTTCCAGGTAGACTCAATGGTTCATCATTATCATCTGCATTAATTTCTTTGTCCATTTCATCTTGTTCTTCTTCAGTTTGTTGTAATATATGCTCACGAACCCATTTTTTAGAATAATATTTTTCTGTATATGGGTCGATTCGATCCAACAAATCTAATCTTGTATTCATCACTTCATTATTTTTCAACTCAGCATAATAATTATCTGTATTGAATATATAATATAATTCATTCTTGACTTGATCCCATTCATCATCTCTGATGATTCGTTTTAGTATTAATTGACGTTTGAGTATTTCATTAAATAATATAGAGAATCGTTTTCGTAATCTGTTAATGAATTTTGAAAACTTAACTTCATCTCTAGTAATTTCAGTTGATCTACCAAGAACAAATCCTGTATCTGGTTGAAGTCTTGAGATAGGAACTTTCATTGCTTCATATAAATTTCTTTCAAAATATTTCATTTCTTCCATTTCACCAAGATTTTGACCACCAGGAAGAGTGTCAATTTGAGTTCCTTGTGAACCTTCTTTTCGTGCAAGAAAGAAATCTTCAAGCATGGAAAGATGTCGTCGGTCATCACGGATTTGTCCTGTCTCTTGGTCATATACCATTTTAGATCTATAGTTGGCAATGACCTGCTTCATATGAGTTTCAGCTTTTCTTGTTGGCAAAGAACCAACGTCAATATAAAAAACTCTTCTTTCTGGTGCTCTTGTAATACGATAAATTACAATAGCATCTTCCATCATTTGAAGCTGATTTAGTGGTTTAATTGCACGTTCTAAATGTGAATATATTGTCTGTGAATATTCATTTAGTATGCCAGAATGAACATATATGATAGCATCTTTTTCAATTCTCATGCCTTCAATGTTATGTTCAGCTCCAGTGGCAACAGTTAAATTGTCGTGTGTTATGCCTTGTGGATTATATACATAGAATTCATCAACAACAGTAACAACTTCAACACCAGTTTCAGGAACTTCTTTTTTCTCAACAACTCTAACTTTTCGAATTTGTCTAGGATCAATATATCGTAATTCTTTAATACCTTCATTTTCTTTTCCGATTGTTGTAACTGCATGGAAATATAATCTTCCATCAACATACCATCGTCTGAAGATTTCATATCCATCTTCATTGAAGTTTAATAGATTTAATGAGTACTTAAATTCCTCTTCAATCTCATCTTTGGTTTTTTTACCACCTACTTTAAGCTCACTGAGATCGATTTTTAGGGCAGGATCATTATCGGTTAATATGATTGCATCATTGACAATATCTTCAATACCAGAATCACATTTTGGATGTAATTCCATTGAACGATATTTTGTGATTCTTTCGAAATCTGATTTGAGGTAACCAGCAAAGTCTACCCTAGTTTGTGCATAAGCACCACTAGCGGTAGCACTGGTTTCAACGGTAATTGCACCATCATCATTAGTACTTGGTACAAATGATAATGTTTTCTTTTCGTCTTTCTTCTTTTGTTTTGAATATGGTAATTCAAATCCGAATAGTTTCGGCATTGGGACTACTCCTCATAATAAAATTTTCACCTCCTACGCCACAATATATGGTTTCAGAGGTTCAAATATATTTATGTCTACTCTGGAGTGTTGTCTACATCCCAGCGGTCGTATCTGAGTGTAACAGTAAACTCTTCAATAGCAGACTCAGTTCCCCAATCCAACTCTATAGCTGAAACTTCCGTAGGAAATGCTCCTTGGAATAAGTATTTTCTTGCGGGTGTTTCATCATCATCTTTTCTAAATTGACGTACAATTAATTCTCCTTTATAAGAGTTTGGAGAAGAAGTTGCTCCGTCAGCTCTAATGTTATCGCCACGTTTATTGATAGCGTCCATCCAAGCTTCAAATACACCACGGATTAAGAAATCCTCATCATTGATTACTGTAATAGTCCAAGGCTCAAATACTCTGTTTCCTGATACATAAATTTGTCTACCCATGTAAGGAACAGGAATTTCAGATATTGTTTCAGCAGGAAGACTAGCAGCTCTACATAGAAATGTGAACTTGTCTTGTGCAACCTGTCTGTTCTCAATATCGAGATCAGTTGGCAAAGCCAACTGAACATTGAAAAGACTTGGACGTGCTCCACCGTCTGCTAATGCAGATTTGATTGCGTTTATGTCAAAAGTCATTATTTTTCTCCTCTATTAGAATGATCCAACAATTTCTGAAAATTCAACACCAGTTCGAACAGCTATGAAGTTCAACTGAATGAAATTGATAGAACGTGCAGGTTTGATGTAGATATCTCCAACAAACTCGTTTCTGTCAATAACTTCTGGTGTGTTGTTAGTGGAATCACAAACAACTCTGAAATCATAGATTCCTCTTCTGCCTTGAACATCTCTCAGATATGGGTCAATAAGACTTCTGAATTGCGCTCTTGTGAAGGCGTCATTGAATTCAAACAATGATGATTGTGAAGCTCTAGCAATTGCTTTTTCAATAACAATGAACAATCTACGAACATTGATTCTGTCAAAAGCACTAGGTTTCGCAAGCAATGTTTTGTCTCCGTATAGAACAGTACCACGTCCCTGGAATGTAACAACAGGGTTAATTCCGTTAACGTAAAGGTCATCTCTTTCAGCTCTAATTGGGCTGTAAGCAAGACGAATAACATTCTTGATATTTCCTCTGTTGAATCCAGCAGGTGAGAACCAAGGGTCGTTATTTGTGTCTGTTCTAGCCATGAGTCCAGCGATATCACCATTAAGTGGTACCCATCTGTAAACATCATTGTACTTATCGAATTGATATTTCCATCCACTATCTAAGAATGCGTATGAAGATGATGGAAGAGTGTTTCTGAATTCTATTGAATCTTCAGCTTCACTTCCAGCATTGTCTACAACGTCATCTTGTTCAGGTGAAATACAAACAACACAGTCTTTTCTAACTTCGCAAATGTTGTTTATAACGTGAATTGCTATAGCTGTATTAGCTTCACCAGTCATTATTAATGCAACATCAACAATATCTGGATCTGCAAACAAGTCATATCCCTTAATCTTAGCAGCGGTAATTGCGCTACCAGTATTAACATCACGTCCACCAGCTAGGGCAACTGTAGTTGGTTTCGCAGGAGAAACAAATGTTGTATCTTCCGCTTCGCTTCCCCAGTTTGTTCCAGCATCAATGTGGTCTGTCCACCAAACATACTTAGATGTTCTATTAAGAACATTAACGTAATAATTTGATGCTCCATCTTCAGTCTTGGCATCAACAGCTTTTGATAAGAAGCTAAATCTTTCAAGTACTGAACCAACGATACCAGAGAATTGTCCCTTAGCATCTATAACAACAACATGAAGTTCATCATCACTTCCCTGTTTGTCGTCTACGAATTCTGATGTATTTGGTGATTGTCCAATTGCACTTGCATATTCCCAGTTAGCTTTAACTGTTGCTCCAGAAAGTTCAGGATTGAAAGCTTCATCAACACTACAACTAGTATCACTAGCGATAGCCGTAACAACTCTTTCTTGTCCAGATTCAACATCAACTAAGAGTGAACCAACTTCAAGAACAGTTAAGAATGCTGTGCCTGTTCCAGTAACAGTTGTTCCAGAAGAACTAACTGTACCAGCCAATGTCTGTGAGAAAGCAGCTTCACTTGGGCAAAGAGAAACTTTAATACTATCACCAAGTTTACCAGCATACTTAGCAGCGAAAGGACCAACGTCAGCTAAACCATTCGAATGGTTTTGATCGTAGTCGATTGCATTTTTGATTAGTAGTCCAATACCATCAGCAGTTGCGTTTAAAGCTCCAACGTATGTAGTAGCTGCAACAACTTCAGAAACTAAATCAGCAGTAAAAGCGGAATCAAGTTCTGCTTCTTGTGCAACGTCATCAATTGAAACAACAGTTTTTGTTTCTGAACCATCTTCTATTAATGAGCCTTTTCTAAGAACATCTTCAACATTCTCTCCAGATTCTATAGTAAGAGTAGTTCCAACAGTAGAAACTGTTAAACTGAAATCTTCTGATGCTGTACTAGCAACACGAACAAGTCTTAGTTTATCACCATAAGCCAAGAAATTAGCGGCAGTGAAAAATGAAGTTGCTGTGTCGTCATCAGGTTTACCAAAATCTTGAGCTAAACGATCTTCACTACTTACAAGAGTAACATCTTCCAAAGGACCCCAACGAAATACACCAGCAAATGCTCCATCTGTAGTAGAAACGGAAGGTACAACCGTTGTTAAGTCAATTTCTGAGATATTTACACCTGGACTTATTTGAAATCCCATTTTATCTCTCCTTTAAATAATTATTCTATTCTAAGGTAATATATATATTTCCTTCGTAATCTTATTTATCAATTCCTGCATTTAGAGAATATCTTTCTTGCGTGTCATTTTCGTGTTAGAAATTGGATATTGAATGTCATTATACTCTTGGAGGTAGTCATATTCCTCATCTTCCACGACTTCCCAAGTAGAATTATCCTCATAAATATACTCTTTATTGGAACTGTTTCCGTCATTATATCCAAATGGTATTATCACTTCTTCTTGTGTTTGGATTCTTCTTTCTTGTAACTTCAAACGAAAGTCCTGATTACACAATTCTTTAAAATGTGGTTGTTGAGTTAACCAACCAAATAGAACCAATCCATCCACAACATCATCATGTCTTCCATCTTCAGCAGCATAGGATTTACCCCTTGCAATAAATGAAGATAGTTCTTCAATTGTCCAATAATCTTTAATCGCCAATTGATCAGATTCAATTAATGATTTTAAATTGACGCAACCTTTTTGCTTAACAGAAATACTCATTGCAACACCCAATTTGGAACCAGCTTTGAATCCAGCCGTTAATTGTTGTCCACCACGGCCTCTAGGTACTGTCGAGAATACATTTGGATATTCTAATTCATCATATAATATTGTTACAGTTTGGCTGCCAATGTCATTATTTTCACATAACACATAAGCTTCATTGTACTTTATTGCACAATTCATAATTAATGTTGGATATAATATTGGATCAATCTTGTTACTTTTATATACAACCACTTGTTTATATGGCATTTCAGTAACATCTATAATTGAAAATGCTGAATAGTCTTGCCCTTGACCTCTTGAATTATCTACAACCACAACATATGAATGTCCTTTTTGTGGTTCTTCATATGCTTTTAAATCGTTTCTATCTATGACTGGCGGTTTTATCCAAGGAATTTCTTTAAGTTTTGCTGGTGAAATTAATGTTGATGTAGAACCCAAAAATTCACATTCGAATTCCTGATTGAATCTATCTTGACCAATATTTTTTAAGGTCATCTCTTTCCATTCTTCATCTCTACCAGGAACTTGACTCCAGTGTACTTCGAATGGAACATATCCGTTTCTACTTTTACCATTATCATCTTTTTCAATGGCTTCACACCAATACTTATAGAACAAATTCATTCCATTTGGTGTTGATACCATAATAACTTTAGTTGTCTTACCAGATGATACGGTAGGATATACAGATGTAAAGAATTCATCTGCGACTGTATGTGGTACGAAAGCAAACTCATCAAGAAGGATTAAGTTATATGTATATCCTCGGGCAGATGATGATGCTGTTGATGCAGCCATAACTCTTGAACCATTCTCAAGTTCAATAGAAGCTTTATTCCACGAAACAATTCCTTGCTGCATCCATAATGGGATATATTCATATGCAAGACGCAATTTGCCTAAAATTTCTCTAGCTGTAGCAGCTTTATTCGCAAGAATACCAATATTCTGCATAGGACCAAACAAAACCTCCCATAGAATATAACCAACTGTTGATGTTGATTTGCCACACTGTCTAGGTAGTTTAGCTATAACGAAACGATTTTTGTGTATAAGATCTACATATTCTTTCTGGAAGTCATACATTTCAAAAGGCACAAGTCCCCTATCTACATGGATAACTTTCATGTACTTTTCAATAAAATACAATGGGTCATTCTTGCACTTAATACGTTCCGCAATCTGCTCTTTGGTAAAATTCATTTTTACGCCGGCAGCTTTCAGATTTTTGTTGCCCTTATAACTTCTCATTATCAAGGGATTAATCTTTGGCATTATCCTTTATCTTTCCACTCATAAGTTTTTCAATCATCTCATCTAAATCCGCTGTAGTACCAACAATCAAATTATTTTGAGTGCCAATATTAGTTTCTCCTTCAGAAGGATTCAAATTGTCATTATCAATCTTTTGTTTTTGTTTGTGTAAATCTAATAGTGTTTTATTTGTATCAGTTAGTGTTTTAGCTAATAGTGCCAATACCTCATATGCTCTAGGATGCTGGCTTTTCTTAGCTAATTTACTTAATTCCTCAATTGAACATGAGGCAACATCTATAGTCTTATATAAATTATCTCTAGCACTTTGAAAATCATCTTCAAGCTCTTGCTCTTTTGTTGCGTGTTTTGGAGCTGCAACTTCAGTTGATGGTAAATTCTCTTCATTTTCAACTGGAACAATTATATCACCATTATCATCAACCTCAATATCATCACACAATAATGCATCAATTTCTTCTTCTGTAGCAATCAGATCTTCTGATGTACTATTTTTTAGTAATGCAGCAGTTTCAGGATCTTCTAATAGTTTTTCAAAATCATCTTTTTTAGTCATCATCTACTCCAGGATAATCTTCAGGCTCTCTATCATCCACATCCACATCATCTCCAGATACTGGATCATAACGTTTGCCATCATTAAATTCTTCTATAGTTTCAGTAAAGCCGTATGCATTATCTGGAGTCGCATCAATAGGATCAGGTTCAACAGTAACACGCATCGATCTAGGAATCTTTTTGTCTAATTCTTTAGTTTTGATATCATCCAAATCATCACCAGTCATCGGTATTCTAGTATCAACTTGAATCTTGGTGATAAGTTCATCTTCTCTTACAGGTCCATAGAAGTAAGTTTTGACTGTAAAATCTAAAGTCCATATAACTTCTCTTCTTTGATTATAATCTGCATCATAATTATCATCTAAAGAAACATTATTTAAAACAACATCAATATCATCTCTCAAATCTAATTCTGGTAATGATTTAATACCTATTGTATATTCTGGTGTAAACCAAGGTAATATCTGTTCAATTATTTGATTGCCATCGTCCATATATCTTGTCATTACAGACACATTAACTGATAAGTTATATGGAACAGGATTAAAAACCCTATCTCGTTGATCTGATGTTGGATAACTTGAAACCTTTCTGTTTGTATTTAATTTTCTATCACCATCATATGAATAATCTATCATTTCAAATGACATTCTGGGTAATGTTATAGAACCAGGTCTTTCTAAATCTGGATCATCTGCTATGCGGACTAAAAATTTATCTCTAGGACCATAAGCAATAGGAACTTTAATTCGTTCAATTTCTTCATCATTCTCATCTCTGCGAACAACAGTAATATCATTGAACAGCGTACCAAAAGCTGCCATTACTTTGTTATGTGTTTTGTGATAAAATATATCTCCGAACATTATGGTAATTTCTCCGAGAATGGATTATTTTCATCAAAATCTACAACTTCATCTCCAACTTCTTGTATATCTTTGTTCTTTCCTGAACCGTCTTTGATTAATTCCTTATCATCATATTCAATTAATATTCGACTAATGCCACTATTTACACCCATTACATTCTGGTCAATTAAGAATTCACCTCGAATGTTTCTAGCTCTAATTGTTTGATTATCTACAGGCTGAATGCAAATTGCATCTGCTTGACCATCTGGATATGTTCCTTGATATATAATTTCTCCTGGGGCAAAATTCATTGCACCATCCTCAAAGTGCATCAATACTTGATAATCTAATTCCTCTGCAATCTCATCAATTTGATCTATGCCCGTTTCGAGTGATTGGTGTGACCAAGAATATTGTTCTGCGGTTATTGTATATACGAACCAAGAACCTAATGGATAAAATATTTCATTCTCTGTTACATAACGAACCTCAAACAAAGATTCACTTTCAGGCAAATACAATAAATCGCCACCTCTAGGTCGTGATGGTTCTAAATCATTTGGTCCTTCTGTCAAATCAGTGAATCTTGCTCTTGATACAACAAGAGTCATTTGATCTTTAATGTCAATACCAAATTTTCGGAATAAGTGTCCTTCGCCTTGAAATCCATCTGTACTCTCAATGAACATTTCAACTTGAAAGAAATCATCAAAATGCTCTGTAGGATCTTCGCCGTATATTGGATCTATATCTTTTTGGTGTGTTCTTGGGATATAAATAAAATCTTCACCATAGATTTGTATAGATTCTATGATAAGATCTTCAATCAAATTTTGTTCTGATCTTCTATTACGAAAATCGAAATATCTATTAGTAACCATAGACTACCCCACAAAAAAGTTAATGGGCATCTGAAATTCTTTTTGTAGTCTTTCTTCTAATTTTTCTAATTCTGTTATCGCTTCTTCCATCATTTTACTAGCATTTAATGTTATGCCACTAGGTAATTGAACACCCTCATACTTCGATAGGTTTTGTGCCCATTGCTTTTTGATGAGAAGATATGCATATTCACGAACAAAGAAATCACTATATATTTCCGGATACTCTTTGGGATCTAGTACTCTTTGGACTTTGAATATCAAATTAGTATCAATCAAATCTACACTCCAATCTATATCAAGATATATTTTATCTGTCTTTCGATTGTGTTTAACGTTTTTAATGCCTTCAAACTCAAACTGCCATAAAGCTAAATGTTTCTTAAACATATCATATGTTATAAGATCACTATTAATCATATTATACATATTGTGCATTGCCCATTGATAACGAACATCAAACATTCCAGAGCCATAGTAGAAACTTGAATTGAATGGCAATACTTCAATCACACTCAAAATTTCATCACCGACTGGAATATATTTGTTATCTATATCACCAATGGTTATAGCATCTGTGGCAGCTAATGTTGCTGTGATGCCAGATTGTTCAAATATTACATCTTCACCATCTTGAAATGCACCTTCTTCAGTAATGAATCGAATACTTAAATTATCTTCAGCTTGATCATATAGTTTTGCAATTGCACCAGATGTTTGTCCTGTTACCAACTCATACTGAACACTTTCGTCTGTTAATGCTGAATCAAATCGCATTTCAGAAGCAGTAACTTGATGCTTCATCCATATCTCCTCAACACCATCAAAATGATATTCTTGGAAATATGCTAATGCTTCTGTGATACGATCACATACTTGATCTTCATCAACATTAACTTGTATTACTGGCTCACCTAATTTTCTTAGGCACCACTCAGCAAGTTCTTGTCTAGTTTGTGGTAAATCAGGCATATTACCTTTAGCTTAATGAAGTTTCTTTAACAACTGCATCTTTGGCAGCTTCTACAGCAACTTTTTCTCTATATTCATTGAGTACACTAAGAGCAAGATTTTCTAAATGTCTTTTTGTTAATTCTTCTTTGGTTAATCCATCGGGATTAGCATAAGAAGCTTCAAAAGCATCTTCGATTTCAGCCTTCAATGCGTCATCTCTAATATCCAAAATTATTTGTGCCATTTTATTCTCCTAATTTAAAATTACACTTATATTTATGTTTTAATTAGATAGTATAATACTATATATGGTGGATTATTGGAACCTGTTGTACTTGCACTTTGGCTATGTGTTTGTACCATTCCATCAGTATCTCCATCACCACCAGATACATTACCAATTTCCCCAGTGAAATCACCACTTGCATGAGTGTGTGTGCCATTACTTGATGAGTTTGCGCTATAATTTGGAACATCTATTGAGTGTGTATGTGATGTATTGGTGTAGCCAGAATTACCAGAATAATTAGGAACGTTTACACTATGATAGTGATCTCCGTTATTATATGTATTGCATCCTTGTGGATACTCACCCAAATCATTATAGTCCCCCTGAAAGTCTAATCTTCCATCAATAGAACCTGCACCAGGATTTGCTGTTACTTTTTGTCCATGAACATGATTACCTGTAGTATTTGTATTTACAGATGGATGATCATGATTAATACTATGCCTATGGTTGGAGCCTCCACTGCCTGATGTAAATGAACCATGATTATGTGTTATACTTGTTGTGTGTGAACCAGATGATGCAATATTTAAAGTTCCTTTGCTATGTTTATGTCCTTTAATTGTATGTGTATGACTGAATGTGTGAGTATGGTCTAAAGAACCACCAGTATCACCAACACTAGTTGCTGGTGATTTACCTAAAACAAATCTATCTTCTAAGTTTGGCAAATTAAATGTTGTTGAACCATCTCCAGCACCATGTAATGTATGTATATTTGCAAATAGATCGGCATATTCAGTTCTTGATACAGCAGAACCGTCAGCTACAAGATATCCAGAAGGAACAACATCACCAGAATATTGAATTATAGTTCCTGGTGGAAGTAATGGTCCTTCACTACCTTCTATTTCATCTATGTTTCTTAACTTAGCCATTATACACTTTGCCTACGAATAAAACAACTCCAATCGTGTATTCCTACACCAGCAGTAATTTGAACTTCTAAATCATTTCCATTGACAACCAAATCAACTGAACACCCAGTTGAACCTTCTTCTACTTCGGTTATAGCTGGACTATCAACTAGTACAGCAGCTCCAGCTTTTCGTCTAACTGCACCAAATAACTTCGCTGCATAATGATTTTGTGTTGGTGTAGATGACAATCTAGCACAAACATTTATTTCTAACCAAGTTATTGATGGATCTTCAGGTGTAAAACTATATATTGTTTGTGTTCCAGATGTTAGAGTTTGAAAAGCTGAAGTTTCCATTTTTGTTCCAGCTTCTTCTTGTCCAACAATGGTTGTGTGAGTTTTTATTGTTAATGGGTCTGTAAATATTTTTGAACCACTGATATTCTGATCACCATTTGATAGTATATTATCAGAGTATTTGATGACGTAATTTAGAACTAAGTGTGGTGGTTCATTGTTGCTAGAGGTAGTGTTAAATGTATTATCACCATCAACACCACTTACATTACCTATACTACCAGAAATGCTATCAACCGTAACTGTTGTATTGTTGGTATCTGATGTATTTGAAGATACAGAACCATTCAATGTATGTGTATGATCGATATCTGTTGTACCTGATGCTGAACCAGATACCGACAATGAAGGAATTGATATGCTATGTTGGTGATCAATTTGAGATATTGTATGGCTATGTGAATCACTATTAATAGATATATTAGTGGTATTTGAACTTGTGTTATGTGTTCCTGTGTAGAATGCTCCATCACCAGGATCAGGACCATTTCTATTTGTGCCAGATTGAAATCTTGCTTCTCCATTATCAACAGCATGACTATGACCTGGATCAGAAACACCATGACTATGTGAATCACTATTAATTGATATAGATGCACTTTTCCATCCAGTTACTCCAGAATCTGTTCCTGTTGAACCAGAAATGCTGCCAGATTGTAAACTTCTATTCGAAACATTATATGCAGGTATATCAAATGTATCAGCATGACTATGTGTATGTGAGTGATTGTGTGGATTCATAGCAATAGCTAATGTGCCAGCACTATGATAATGACCAGATACTTCATGATCATGTGAAGATTGTCCACCAGTATTGCTTACTGTATTAGTTCCTAATTCATAGCCTTTGATGTATTTACTTCCAAGGTCTGGCAAATTAAATGTTGTTGAACCATCACCAGCACCAAATGTTTCACCTATAACAGCAAACAAATCAGCATAAGTTGTTCTTGAAACTTCTGAGCCATCACAAACAAGATAACCCGCTGGTGGAACAATATGTGCATATGCAATTACAGAACCGATTGGTCCTGAACTTCCTATACCTGGTCCTACACTTGGAATATATTCATCTGCCACATCATCATATCGCAAATATTGACCATCAATTGGTGGTGTACTCGAAACAACTATATCTTTAATCTTTTGTGCGTTATTATTCTCTGTATATTCCCATGCATCTTCGGCACTATTCAATTCTAATGTATCACCTGCAACTGGTGTTCCTGTAATTGGTATACCATCAATACCTTCTGCGAACGGTAAATCATTTATTGTTGTATAAACTTTTGCATCAGAATTTTCACTATCCTCTAGTAAAATCTTATCTGCTCCAACAATACTATTTTTATATGACAAAGAATCAAATTCATCAGCTTCAACCGAAATTTGTTCTCTATTAACAACTTCACCTAATCCAACTTGATCTTTTGTTACTGAATGTGGATTAGCAGTACTGGCTAAGTGATTATCTATTTGTGTATGTGTATTTGTTCCACGATTCTGGATATTTGTATGATCAATAAATGATTCTATGTTACTTAATGTGATATACTTCTTAACAAATGAACTTTCAGAATCTTCAATAATAAATCTATCAGCACCAACTAATGTTTTGGTACCAAAAACATCAAAATCATTGGCAGCTCTTTTGAGTTGTGCATCATTTGTTACATTACCTAAACCAACTTGTGTGTTTGTAACAGAATGAGGATTAGCAGTATCATTAATATGATCTGTTAAGTCGCTACCAGTGGCGATTTCTTCTAATGAACCATCAAGTCCAAGTTTGAATTTTTGTGAAGATTCTTCCCATATAAACTTAGCTGATGGATCGTCTCCACGTTTCATTTCAATACCCATATCTAATGTAGGAGTACCAGTTGTGAAATTTGTGTTTAGTGTAATAATATTATCATCAACATCCAATTCTGTTGTGTTGATTGTTGTTGTTTGACCTTTAACTTCAAAATTACCCCAGATAATAACATCTCCAGAGAAATCTCCTGTAGCTGCATATAATCCACCAATACGATTCAATGCTGAACCAAAATTTTGATCTAAAAGAGGTATGATTTCGGTTTCATTAATTGTCAATACATCAGAATCATCATCACGAAATATAATGATACCGGATTCTTTTGTACCAAGAATAAATTCATTTCGTGCAATAAGCTTAACATTCTCCAACTGAGTGTCATTGTGGGTGTCAATTGTATTTTGTATTGCTGCTTCAGTAACAGGATCTAAACCATCTTCAGCAACAACAACTGTTGTTGGATTTGTTAGATCTTTTGGTGAAATGTTCGTAACTGTAACGCCATGAGATTCAACATCACGTTTAAGCTTCGCAATTAATACGTTTTCTATAATTGAAGTAAATACTGTTGCCATACTTTACGCATTAGTTTTATATTCTAGTTTAATTTCAACATCCCAAGTGTCAATTGTATAATTAGTGCCCAATTGACGATATATGTCCAAAGAATCATTAGCACCCCATTTAAGGATACCTGTCTCCATATATGTAGCTGTAGATAAATTCACACTGCCAGCCAGATTAACTGTTGATGCTATTGTCTTTCCTAATGGTAAAGATATTCTTATTTTATTATCTGGTGTTCCAGTTAATTCAACTTTAAAGTGTGCATTAAGTTTAATGTATCCACCAAAATCAATAAATTCAGCTTCGTATAAATCTGTTGCTTTAACAAAATTATTTCCCATTGAACCGAAAGTCTGTAATGTGAAGTCGGCAGCATAATCTTCAAATAAAAATAATGTTTTATCTGGAGTAACACAACGATCAGCAAGTTTGTTTGTTGTTATTGAACCATCATCAACCGTTACTGTATCAGTTCTTTCAATACCAAAAACATATATATCTATATTTCCACTTGGAGCTGATACAAATTCAATTTCATTTCCATTAATGATATCCCAATCATTGGCATATCTTTTTTGATCACCATTATTAAATACAACAACAGAAGC